ATGCAAACCGTTATTTTTGGTCGTCCGGGTTGCCCTTACTGTGGGCGTGCAAAAGATCTGGCTGAGAAATTGAGCAATGAACGCGATGATTTCCAGTATCAGTATGTAGATATTCGTGCGGAAGGGATCACTAAAGAAGATCTACAACAAAAGGCAGGAAAACCCGTAGAAACCGTGCCGCAGATTTTTGTCGATCAGCAACATATCGGCGGCTATACCGATTTTGCTGCATGGGTGAAAGAGAATCTGGACGCCTGATCGTCTGACAAGCCCTCGCGTTGAGGGCTTTATTGATTTTTTCTGTGCTGTGGTTTAAACAAACTACTGATAAATAAGAAACACAATGCCCCCAGCGCACACCAGAACACCGCACTTAATAACCATGCCAGCTCTTGCCAGAATGAGCGCGTCGGTGAAAAAAACAGCCGCATAATGAGCATCGAACAGGGTGCCGCCAGCATTGCGCCAAACAGAGGTTTCAGGACTTCTCTACGATGTGAAAAGAAGCTGGCAACTGCACCAGGAAGAATGAAAAATAGCAAACCGATTTCAGGATGCCCGGCAGCCCGAAAAGCGCCTTTCATGTGCGTCGCCAGAAAAAGACACACCACAATGAAGAGGACAAAACAGCAAATTGCCCCCGCCCAACGTTGTTTATGTTTCACTCGTTCCTCCTGACACTGCGTCTATCGAACACAATTTTCGCCAGTGTGGCGTTCAGTAAGATAAAGCCGCTTCGCATTCCATGCTAATATAGGCCAACGCAATTCATATAGCCGTTGATACCTAATGTGATTACACTAGTAAAATATATTGTTACTTTACTATCGTTTAGGTGCGCTGAATGAATCTGCGCCCTGAATTCTGGTAAAAAACATTATCGTAAATTACCATTTCTTTCAACAGCTTACTAGTAAACAAGAAGTTAGCCTCCGTGAATATAAACGTCGCCGAATTGTTAAATGGGAATTACATTCTGTTATTATTTGTGGTCCTCGCGCTTGGGCTATGTCTCGGGAAATTACGACTTGGTTCGATCCAACTGGGTAATTCCATTGGCGTTTTAGTCGTATCGCTGTTATTAGGCCAACAACATTTCAGCATTAACACCGACGCGCTTAATCTTGGCTTTATGCTGTTTATTTTCTGCGTCGGGGTCGAAGCCGGACCGAACTTTTTTTCCATTTTTTTTCGCGATGGGAAAAATTACCTAATGTTAGCACTGGTGATGGTTGGCAGTGCGCTGGTGATCGCCTTAGGGTTAGGTAAGCTGTTTGGCTGGGATATTGGCCTGACGGCCGGTATGTTAGCTGGCTCTATGACGTCGACACCGGTTCTGGTCGGTGCTGGCGATACACTGCGTCATTCCGGCATGGAAAGCAGGCAGCTCTCACTGGCACTGGATAATCTGAGCCTCGGGTATGCCTTAACCTATTTAATCGGTCTGGTGAGTTTGATTGTTGGTGCGCGTTACTTGCCGAAATTGCAGCATCAGGACTTACAGACCAGCGCCCAGCAAATCGCCCGCGAACGTGGTCTGGACACTGATGCCAACCGTAAGGTTTATTTACCGGTGATCCGCGCCTACCGCGTCGGCCCGGAGCTGGTGGCCTGGACCGACGGCAAAAATCTGCGTGAACTGGGTATTTATCGACAAACTGGCTGCTACATTGAACGTATTCGACGTAACGGGATTCTGGCGAATCCAGACGGTGATGCTGTGCTACAAATGGGCGATGAAATAGCGTTGGTAGGCTATCCCGACGCCCACGCACGACTCGATCCCAGCTTCCGTAACGGCAAAGAAGTTTTCGATCGTGACCTTCTCGACATGCGTATCGTCACTGAAGAAGTGGTCGTTAAAAACCATAACGCCGTGGGCAAACGTCTCGCACAACTGAAGTTGACCGATCACGGTTGCTTCCTTAACCGCGTCATTCGTAGCCAGATTGAGATGCCGATAGATGACAACGTCGTGCTTAACAAAGGTGACGTTTTACAAGTCAGCGGCGATGCCCGCCGCGTAAAAACCATCGCCGATCGCATCGGCTTTATCTCGATTCACAGCCAGGTCACTGACCTGCTGGCATTCTGCGCCTTCTTTGTTATTGGGCTGATGATCGGGATGATCACCTTCCAGTTCAGCACATTCAGTTTCGGCATGGGGAACGCTGCCGGGTTGTTATTCGCCGGAATTATGCTGGGCTTTATGCGTGCTAACCACCCGACCTTCGGTTACATTCCGCAAGGTGCATTAAGCATGGTGAAAGAGTTCGGCTTGATGGTGTTTATGGCAGGCGTTGGTCTGAGCGCCGGTAGCGGTATTAATAACGGCCTGGGCGCGATTGGCGGTCAAATGTTGATTGCCGGATTGATTGTCAGTCTGGTGCCCGTGGTTATCTGTTTCTTGTTCGGTGCTTATGTATTGCGAATGAACCGCGCACTGTTGTTCGGCGCAATGATGGGCGCACGCACCTGCGCGCCGGCAATGGAGATCATCAGTGATACAGCTCGCAGTAACATCCCGGCGCTGGGCTATGCGGGCACCTATGCAATCGCCAACGTCCTGCTGACGCTGGCAGGGACAATCATCGTCATGGTATGGCCAGGATTAGGATAAAACTGAAGTTGCCCTGAAAATGAAATTTTTTTGCACAACCGCAGAACTTTTCCGCAGGGCATCAGTCTTAATTAGTGCCACTGCTTTTCTTTGATGTCCCCATTTTGTGGAGCCCATCAACCCCGCCATTTCGGTTCAAGGTTGATGGGTTTTTTGTTGCCTGTTATCATCCCCTATACAAATCAGATAGTTAAAACTCTTCAATCTAACCTGTGGCGGCAAAGTGGCGACACATTTTTCTCTGCCGACATCAATAACAAATCTTGATAACAATTTGTTCAAGGATTCTTCATGACCAGAACAAGACAAAATGCTCTCCACCTAGGACAATTCGCAGGAATCACCATCTACACCTCCCAAGAACTTCTAGAGGAAGTCAAAGGACACTTTTCTCATAATAATTTGCCTCTGAGCAAAGTGCTTTGTTTTTCTGAAAAAGCACCAGATAAGCTATCCTTAGTGTTTGATATTGTAGAAAAAAGCAGAGAGGTAGCTAAAACTATTATGGGATTATTCAATCGAAATGACATAGAAATTGAAATGATATGTTCCACACTTGACAACAACCAAGGTGTAACACGAGTAAAACTCAGAAAAGCAGATGATATTGATAAGTGCATGTTATTACTAGACAAATGCGCAGCAATATCTATCAATAACAAAACTAAGCAGGAGTGCGAAGAGAAATAAATTTATCTTACATATAGGGAGAAAAGATATGGAAACTTCTATTTTCGAATCAAAAAGAGGTGTTGAGTATCAACTAGTTAATCACTCAGGCCTTGAAATTGAAGTTCGTCTTGATGGCAAGGCCGTTGGTAGCATTGTGTTTAGAGAGGTTGAGCTTCCACATCCACCTTATGTACTGTATCACATTACGAATTTAGGCCTTGATAAATGCAAAAAGCAAGGTGTTGGGAGAGCTTGCCTGTTGTTCCATAAGGAAATTTATAGCGCTCCACTCAGTGCCGGCAGAGATGACGGTATCCTGGAAGATGATGGAAGTCACCTTACAGGGGATGGGGTTGGTTTTATAGCCAAAATGAGACAAGAAGGAATAGTCTGCCCTAAAACAGAGTAATTTTATTTACGACGTTAGATTCTTCATTTTTTCAGCAGGTAAAATGCCAACATGCATACTCTAGCCCGCCCCCAGCTTAACACTGCGGGCTATTCGTTATAAATAATTCCCTGCGCTATTAGCATCCAAGCAATCATCTAAAATTATTTTTTCCATTATTTATCTGTAACTTACACAATCCTTCAATTTCTTGAGAGATCCTTTTTACTGAAAATCACTGAAATTCCTTTCAATTTTTTCAGTTGGAGATTTCCCGCAATCAGCCAGAACTGGCGCTGTCCGGCGGTCTGGTTTGTAGGAAAAGAAAACTGAAAAATTTTATCGATCCAGAAACCGCAGGCGGGTGCGGTGTAGTGCCGTTTTTGTCTGTGAAGTATTTCTTTTGTCAGCATGTAGAGCCGTCAGTGCTTCGCTGTGCACTTGATCCTATTGATGTGTCTCGTGTGGTATCTGAGCATTGCAATGCGTACAGTGTGCGTTCTGTGCCGCCTGTTAACAGGCACAAAAAAACCCGCATTATGCGGGTTAGCGGAATACTCAATTTATATCAACTGATATGAAGCTATGGTTATCGGCAGGCTTTCTGACCAACATAGTATGCAATTGAACGGTCAATTATAGGTGCCATATTTGGATCTGGTGCTGAGCCATTCATTTGCTCTATAGTGTCACCGCTTCCAAGATACTTGACCGTCGAGGCCGTACAGTCGTACAAGCGCTTAGAATATGACACTCCAGATGGTCCCTCTCTCTTGGTTGTTATCGTAGCCATATCACCGGTACGCGTCTTCTCTAAGACCGTATAGCTAGCCTTCGTATCCGTTGGCACAGTAAAAACTTCAGCGGCTAACACATTGAATGAAACTGCTGCGCCTACAGCTAACATAATGAAATTTTTCATATCCCTTTTCTTATCCTTTGAGTCAGCAATAATCCTATCGCAACAATCCTAACAAGGAACTGAGCAAACGACAAAGCCCGCATTATGCGCGGGCTGATGGGATGGTCAGGCGATTATTTTCTGGTACTTACTTCGGGTCTGTCCGGCCTTCTCCGCCGTCTGTGTGAATGCCCCGGCATTGGTTGGCGTACCAACACTGGGGTGTGAATGGCTCGCACACTGCTGCGCCAGCTCGGCCAGTAAATCAATAGTGTCCAGCATCATAGTCAGCGTGTTGACGCTCTCACTGCCAATATGGACGGTTGGTCCCATAATCTGCTGACCGCCCGCCGCCACCGATTTACGTAATGCAGCAATCTTTTCAGTCAGGGTTCCCCCCACATCAACATCCACGGCTCCGGCCACCTTAGTGGACTGTTTCCCGGAAATATCGGTTTCGTCATTGCCTTCAATGCTGGCCAGTCTGTTGCCCTTCACGGCCTGGCTAAAATCCCCGGCGCTGACCTGCTGGATGGCACCGGCCAACAGGGTGGCGGTACCCAGAACCGTGGTTTTGTCGGTGGCTTTAACCGTGGTTTCACGGCTGACCAAATCACGCTGTTCCGTATCGGCTTTAACCGTCCGCGCCATCGATGTTTCGCTGATGGTCTGATCGGTCTGCCGTACCCAATCGCCAGCCTGGGTAACACGTTGCGACACTTCCGCCCGTTGCTGTTGCAGCTGCTCGCCGGGTTTAACATCCGGCAGACTGGTACCATCTGGCAACGTCTGCCTGATAAACGGTTTATCCGGGCGACCTCCGGTAAACGCCACTTCAACCAGCGTCCCTTCTGGCGGGAACTGGAACATGCCAGAGTCATTCCCGGCCATAGGTACCGGCAGCGGCACCGCAGAATAAACCGGTGTCTGGTTGTCCGGGTTGCCGTCTGCATCAAGCAGCTGCACATCAACGGCATAGCGCGGCCGGAACGGATCGGCAAAATTACCACTTTTCACAGCCTCGCTGGGTGCCACCACTCTGGCCAGTTTTGGCAGATGCAGCCCGGAAGCCAGTTCCGGGTAATTGCTTTCAATCTGGCGCTGTGCAGGTGTTTTCTGTAATGGCTGACCTGTTGCACGGTTTCTGGGTGTCCAGGTAACAGCCATTGTGTCATTGGTCAGATGAACTTTGGTCACACGCTCCCCGTTCAGCTCCACACCCGGCCGCAGACTCTGGATCACCGGCAGCGTCATGGAATTACCGCCAGCCGCCCCCAGGCTAAACTCTGCCGGGATATCGACCGGGCGACCGGCAAACATCGCTTTTTCCGCGCCGCCCACATGCAGGGAACCATCCGGCAGCTGGTACCAGATGTAATCCGGGATACTGAACGCCCTGCCCAGATTATTCAGCAACTGATAGCCTGTGCCGTTGTGGGTGAAATGGGGGATCGGTTTATCGCTGTAAGGGGCATCCGGCACACTGACAGCAATTCCGCTGTTTTCCTCCAGCCAGCTGGCTACCTTGCGCAAAGTGGGGTGCTGAAATGAACATGGCCACATCCTTTCAAACACGCCGACCAGCTCGCGCACAAACAGACGCTGAAAACCGTTTTCGGCGGGTTGTGAGCGTTCCACATAACCAGTAAACCAGCGCAAAAGCAGATCGGAATACCCCACATCCAGCCGCACCAGTTTCCCGGTGTAATCCGTGGCTGTCTGTACAGTGATAAATCCCCGGCCGCAGCTGTTCAGCTCCAGCACCAGGCTGGCATCCGCCAGGTGAACTTCATCCGTTGAAAGGTACAGGCGTTTAACTGGTTTCATCATTAACCCAAAGCATCATTGACGGGTTTCAGTACCCGTTTTTCAAACCACGTCAGTTTTTCTTCATCTTCCCCGGCACTCTGGCCACCGGATTGTCCCGCATTACCGGCCGTCTGTTTTTTGGCAGACGTTTTGCCTGTTGCCCTGGCTTCCCGCTTTTCCTGCACGCTGATATGTTCTGCCAGCGTAAACGTGACCAGCCAGGCCATTTTCCCGTCCTGCTGCGGGGCATCAAGCATTCCGCTGAATGTCGCCTCACGAAAATTCACGGCTCTGGCCACTTCATGCGCCACGCGGTATTTCTGGCGGTTGCCTCCGGCATCCGTGGCGCTGGCCAGTTCGAAAATACGCTTCAGGATCTCCGGGCTTTTAAACGGAATTTCGCCACTGATACGCAGCTCTTTCCCTTTTGCCCCCTGTTCTGATTTGGTTGTGGCACTTGTCTGGCCGGACTGGTCTTTATCCTGAAACTGCTGCGAGACGGTCACGCGCATATTTTTCAGCTGGATAGCCTCACCATTAAGCGCCAGCGTTGGGATCGAAGTCATGAATCATTCCCTTTATTCCATCCAGATTGTCACCGACCAGCATCACCGCCGCTGTATAGACGGCTGACGGTTGCGGGATATCCTTTACCAGTTCCAGCAGCGTGGTGGCTGTATCGCCGGTGCTGGTAAACACCCATGCTCTGGCACTTTTCCCCTGCAAATCATTCAGCCCGCTGGCCACATCACTGATCAGGCTGTCACGCAGCTGCGCGAACTCGCCCAGTTGCTGCTTTAGTCCGTCCAGGCTGAATCCCGCACTGGCCGCTTTTTGTGCCTGGCTGACAGCCGCCGCAGATAATGCCACCCTGCTGGTTGGCACAGACAGCGGAATGGCCACCGGCAACCCCGCCCCGGTTTTAGCGGGGATCTGCATTTTTTCGATGGCCAGCGTCGCTGCGGATTGTGCCAGGCGCTTGACCTGCGTGAATGCCGGTGCCGGAAAAACATCGACCAGACCGTTGAGACGGGTCATAAAATTCTCATGCGTCTGGCCTGTCACCATCATGATCATCACATCGGCATTCCCGCCCGTTCCGGCCAGCCTTTCAGCAAAATAGCGGACGGCATTCACCGGGCTGAGGTATGCCCCGTTATCCGTCTGTTGCCCCAGACCGTTTATCCACGGATGCGCCGGAACAACGGAACAATTCAGCGCGGCCAGTGAGTCTGTGAAAGCCAGACGCGCTTCACGCCACATCAGGCACCTCTGGCCATTCAGGTTTTGTAGTATCGACCCGGTTAACCATGACGCTATATCGCTCCCATGCCTCCAACTCTGCAATCTCATTACTCGTGGCAATCCCCAGTTTTACAGCCCGTTCAAGCGGCGCTATCACAGCATTTGCTTCATTCATTAGTCGGGATTTTTTACTTTCAGCAATAGCAACGTAATCAGTAGGGATTTTCTCGATTTTTCCATCAATATATCTCCATGTACCATCGCCTAAACAATCATCAGGGCATAACGCAACATCCAGCTCGGCAACAGACATATTCACCGGCCATAACATCGACACCGCATAAGTGTTATTCCGCTGTGGTACAGGTTTATTAACAACTCCCCAGATAATGCCAGATCCGTCATACATGATTTTGGCCGTATCATCTGAATAAAACGCTTGGCACTCGTACCAGTCCAGCCCGTCTTCCGATTCTAAAAACAGGCTACCTATATTTATTTCACCCGGTGTTTTCTCACGGTTTTTCGGCATATCCACCAGTCTGAAATTTCTAATATTTTGCATTATGGCGTCCCCCCAATAACGGTATACCACTGATTACCTATTCTTTTCTGGAGTGGAGCATAAGTCACCCCGTCAAGGTTTTGATCCATCCAGTCTTTATTTACTGACGTAATGACATAGCCTGGAGAGTTAGGCCAGTCTCCTGCGGAATTCCATGTTGTAACCCGCGTTCCCGTTCCTAACTGAACGTCAGCAACATAACGGGCGTCACACTCTGCTTTCGTATAAGCGCCAATATCACCGGGATTGGGTTGAGATACCGGACTATAGGATGATTTCCAGGGATGCCAGTTACCCCACCATTGCCTTGTAGCAAAATCTCCGGCATCACTGATGTACACTTGCGTGATTGCATTTCCGGCCGGAATAACAAGTAAAGAACCATATCCATAGCAATGGGTTCCATTGGTACGTGACGGCATACCTGCGACGGTTTCTGCATTATCAATGCTTACCCAATAAAAACCCGGCGTCGTAAAACCATCGAAACTGCCTCCATCTCTGACACCACCCAGTACCCATGCCGGCAGAGCACCTATATCCTGCGGGGTAGGTTTATTTCCAGTATGGTAAAACTCAAACCAGTTATTCCAGTTATTATTGTCGCCGTTTTTGGTCCTGAAACTGATTTTGTTAGCGGTATAACTTGCTGCAATTTGTGTTCGGTACTCACCAGAAAGCCCGGAATAATCCAGAACTGACGCCTCATATCCGGGTGAATTTCTGGCAGACGAATAAACAAAGCTCACTGCGTTAGCTGGCAAGCTGTTTGAGTCATTTGTAAAAGCCCATTCTGCATTCGATGCTGCAACTGAACGGGTTGCAATTGCGCTGCCATTAGTAAGCAGACGGCCAGGTGTTACATCATCACGCGATGCCTGAACATCTGTTCTCTGTACTGCGCCATCCGCCTTGTTAACCGTATCCTGCAAACCAATATTCTGAACAAATAACGGTGGATTCGGGATGTCTGCACCATTACGCTCTTTTGCAAGACGCGCGTTTGCATTATCCATCGCTATTTTAACCGCCTTCGGTGTTGCAGCTTGCCCTTCACTGGCGCTGTCTGTCGCGTTACTTAACTGAGTGAATCCCTTCTCGCTGGTCGTGGCATCAGGATGATTTCGGGACTGCTCATGCTTTTTCAGCGCATCGCTGGCCACCTGCTCATTTAGCGTCCCTTTTGGCCGTAAATCCGTGATATTGCCATTCACATCAATGCTGGCCACAGCAAACACATAATGCTGCACACCGTTCTGCACGTAATCAGCCAGGTTTTCCGTAACGGTAATTTTACACTGCGTATTCCACACGCTGGTAAGCGATCCCGTCCAGCACACATCCAGCCAGACTTTGACCGGTTTTGTCGTCACGGTGATATTCTGATTTGCGGCCAGTGATGTACGCAGCCCTGCCACGTAGCCAGTGCCGTTGGTGACAAAGAACTGATTACCCGTTTTACCGACCATCCAGCCATCGCCAAAGAATGCCGCAGCGCCGTAAATATCCGCATTTTCCAGGCGCTGACGCTCATCCATTCCGGCCATACGCGCCGTGAAATCAATCTGCCAGGTTTCAGCCGGTGTAGTAATCCCGGTTTCAGTCTGTGCGCCGTTGTACTCCATCAGAAACGAACGGGTAAGCACGTTCCCCTGCTGCCCTTCCGCTGTTTTCAGCTTTTGCTGTACAGGCGCATGAACAATCATGGCCAGAGTTCCGCTGGCCTTATTCAGCAGTCCGATCCAGTTGAAACTGAAATCGCCCACGTCAGCGCCCAGAACAGCGGAATACACCACGCCATTTTCATTCACCACTCCAGTGCGGGTAACAGGTTGCCGGTGCACAATCTGTTCCAAAGGCGGCAGTGCTTCACTGCGATCAACGGGAATATCCGGGTTCAGCCCTGGCACATTCGCAAACACAAATTCATCCAGTAACACCGGCTCGCCGGTCGCACCCTGCTGCGCTTTCCAGTGTTCAAACGCCAGCGTGATAACTGTCTGTGACATAAAAAATTCCTTACAAACCTGCGCTGAATGTCGCGCTGTGGGTTTCCGTCCCTGCTAACGAAGCCGGATAAACCACATATTCCCCCTGATCCCATCCGGCTCTGATAGCCATTTTTTCCGATGTGATCACCTCAAACTGATAGCGGCGGCATGTTCGCCCGTACTGCCGGATTATCTGGATAAGCAGCTGCGTGTTGTCTGCTATCTGGCCGTCCGTCACACGTACCAAGATCACATCCCAGTCAATACCTGGCTGGCGCTCCCGCAGCTCCACATACCCAATACCCAGCCGTTCAAAGATGTTGATAAATCCCTCAACGGAACCGGCATCACGGGCATTGACAAAGGCATACGCCACACGCTTACGAAACAGACTCAGTGGCTCACCATCAAAGCGGGTTATGTCCCGGTCATACGCCAGCAGGTTCAGTAATGCCGGTGTGCAGGTGAGCGGATCAAACTGGTTCAGTGGCCAGGTTATCCAGCCGTAAACCTCCGCCCAGAATCGCCGGGCTGTTTTCAGCAGCTTGTTCGGCTCCCCCTGATTCATCCAGGAAGGAAGCACCATCCCGGCCAGCTTTTTCATGAACTCATTCATTCTCAAGACTCACTACCAGTGACTTCAGACGCGGCACATTCAGCTCACTGGTAATGTCACCCAGTGAAAAGGACAGCGAATCCGCCAGCGCAAAGGTTTTGTGGATCTCCCCCCCCAACTGAGAAAACGAGAACCGCGAATATGGCCACGTCTTTCTGACGTCAAAATCAGCGTTTTCACGAAAAGCACAGCGGATCATGTTTTCAATGCCAGCCTTCAGGCTGTTCCGTTCGTCATCTGTCAGGTTGGCCAGATTTCTGACGAACACCGTCACAGCCAGATCGTGACGGGTTTCCGGCATGGCGTAACACTGCATATCGTCGCCGTGGCCGTGATGTCCCTGCGTGTTGATGTAATCATTCACCGCATTCACGAACGGTGCGGAAGCCACCCCACTGTCCAGCAACAGATAGGCGTTTGCGGTACCCGGTCCCCTCGGCGCTTCATGCTCAAAGAAAATCCGGTCAATACTCAGCCCGGCAACACCGGCAATCATTGAACGGTAAACCGCATCCGTGTGGTAATTGCCCACCAGATTGAACTGGTTGCGGCAGCGTTCACGCAGTTCATCATCGCTTTCTTCATCGGCACCCGGCACCGTCAGCCAGTTTTCCTCGCTGGCCACATGGCTGATACCATCCACGGCCACAGGCAAAATGCGGTAATACCCTGGCGCAAGGTTATAGGCTCCCCCGGTTCCGGTGGCTTTCACCGGCAGCAATGCGCTGTCCGTGCCGGAAGGGATCACCACATCGCCCGTGGTCGCCAGTTCGTACACCCTGCCGTTGATGCGTTCAGTCTGGATAACCGTTCTGGCCTTCACCGTCACAACGGCTCTGGCATCTTCCTTAAAGAAACGGATCACACCCTGCGCAGCGCTGGCAGGTTTCGCCGTCACGTTCACCGCCCAGGCCAACAGGCGCAGCATGCTCCCGCTGGCCGTGGCCACAAACATATTGGCCAGCACCGTGGACACCAGAACCTCTTTCAGCCACATCACCGGCGCAGTCACAATGGCCGTAATTAACCGCCAGAACGGTGACATACGGGATGTGTTAGTGATCATGCCCTCCTCAGCCGCAATCGCATTAAAGCGATCCCGCACTTCAGATTCCGTCACCGGCATCCCGCTGGCCTTCACCACTTCCTCAAAATCAACCTGCGGTTTTTCCGTCATAAATCCACCTGCGCAGATATGCCGCCAAAGTCATAGGTGCTGGCCGTTATCCATAATCGTTTCTGGCTTTCCTCACTGATTTCCACTGTTCCCGGAATAATCCGTTCATCATCTTCAATCAGTAATTCCATACGGGTAAAAATATCCGCCCGCATTGTTGGGCTGCGTTCGGCAATCAGTTCCGTTGCCAGCCCGCTTTCAATAATGGAATGAATAATGTCCTGTCCGATACTTTTACGGTTATTACACAGTTCAGGTTCATATCCGGTATTCAGAACAAAATCACCGCCCTGAATAAGCAAATCAATATAAAGACTCTCACTCATGCGCCCAGCTCCTGAAATTCCATTAACTGACCGGGTGTAATCATTTCTTTCGGATAAATGTTTACCGTGTCAATTTTCCGGCTATTGTCGGTTACGGATTTGGCATTACTGTTAATCGTTTTGGTGATCCCGCCCTTTTCAATGCCTTTTAATTCGCCTCCGGTTAAAAGCCGGTCTGGGGCGTAATTATTTTGTGTCACCGCAGCAAGAGCACCGTCAGCTTTCGCTGATTGCTTCAATTCCGGCACTGGAAATACTGCCGCTTCATTTTTAGCGATATCCGGTGAAGCCGCACCCGCCAGTTCAATATCAACACCCGGAATGTTATTTAATTTACTTACAATCCAGTTCCATGATTTCAGAAAGCCGTTTTTAACGGACAACCAGACATTATCAAACAATGACACAATGCCCGTGGCCAGCCCGCTTAATGCCTGGGAAGGAGAAAACCCGGTCAGCATGGAAATAAAACTGTTCCAGCCTTCGCTGATAAACTGCCAGGCTGAAGCAAACACCCCGGCAAGCCATGCCACCCCCCTGGCGCATGTCTGAAATGCAGCGGTATCCATGACCGCGTTCTTTACCGTGTCCCAGTGTTTAATCAGCAGCCAGCAACCGGCAGCAAGTAAGGCAACGGCACCAATCACCAGCAGGATCGGCCAGCTCATCAGATTGATACCTATCCCGGCCATCATTGCCGCCATACGAACCGCCAGCAACGTACCGCGCAGAAATTTCAGCGTGGCGTTCCAGGCAACCACGGCAATGTTCCCCAGCCAGACAGCAGCGGTGTGAACCTTCGTGACAGCCGTCAGCGCCACCCAGATCCCACGCAACCCCATCATGATGAATCTGGAGACACCCATCACGATGTTGGCGACTGCGCCCACAGCCGCAAAGCTGAGTAAGGCCATTGCCGCATAACCAACAACACGCGCAATGTTGGGAAATAGCTGCATCCAGCGGGCAAAAGTCTGCCCCATATCGGCCAGTCGGTTCAGAACCGGATAGAGCACCGGGATCAGCGTCAGTCCAATGACGGTCTGGATAGCCTTCAGGATTGCGACAAACCGATCCCACGGCTTCACCATTTTCTGCGCCATTTCCTGGGTACGCTTCAGACCATCAGTACTGCCCAGTTCTGTGATATTGCGCTGAAGCAGCGCCACATTGCCATAAAGGTGTTTCACCACCGCCGAACTGTCACCAAATGCCGCATCCAGTTCAGCCTGGGCTTTCAGATTCCCTTCCAGGCTTTTGCCATACTTGCCCTGTAACTTGATCAGCATTTCAGGCATGGACAGCATTTTGCCGGTGGAATCCGTGAAGGACAGCCCCAGCTTTTTACCGCCCTCAATGGCTCCGGTCATAAAGCCTTCATAAGCGCTGCTGGCTTCCGTTCCCAGTGTCCGCTGAAGCTGTCCCAGCACGGCCAGCTGTTCATCCAGCCCCACGCCGTAGTTGGTACCCACACCGCGCGCCCCTTCCATCAAATCCTTGATAGCGGCCATTTCCGTGCCAAAGGTTTTGCGCATGTACACCATTTTTCCGGCCAGCTGTTCAGCAAACTCAACCTTTCCCAGCCGGTTGGCATCGGCGGAGAAGTTACCGAACATCTGCCCCATAAACTCAGCGGTTTCCGCTGCGGTGGATTTGAGCGCAAACGCCAGGGTATTGGCGACTTTCGTCACTTTCGGCAGTTCATTCCCGGTCAGCCCGGCAATGGACGCATTTATACTTTCCGTGGACTGGACGAACTCCACCGCACTGGCACCGTAGGTTGTACTGAAGCGCAGCGCATCACGCTGAACGGCCTTAAGCGCAGAATCATCGATCCCTTTTGCAGCCGCATCATTCAGCGCGTCATACATTTCAATGGCGGGCATCAGCGCACCTTTAATGGCCATCCCTGTACCCGCCAGCGCCAGAACGCCGCCACCAATCTGCATAAAGGCTTCTTTTGATTTTTCAGCAAAGCCCGTTACGTTGCCCTGCGCCTGTTTTAACGGGCGGGACAATTTATCAATAAGGCTTAATGTAAAATCTAACTGTTTCATTCAGTGCCTTTAAATGCTTTAGCCACGCCATTAGCCACGGCTATTCCCGTATATTCCCAGTGACGGTTATCCAGCCATATAGCGGCAGCAATATCGTCAACAGAATCCTGACCATGTGGTAAATAATGACGACGGAGAATTAAATACTGTTCGAGTCCATTTCGTTCAATATCATGGACTCGCTTTGTCAGTTTTTTACTTCAATCTCCAGTTCCGGCGCGTAAATATCATTAACCTTACTGACCAGTTGCAGTGCTGCACCCGGACGTTTTAATACGTCAATCAGTGCTTCTTTCGTTTCTGGGGTAACAATACGCATCAGATAATTATTTGCAGGGGCAACTTTATTATCCATTGCCATTTCATTAATCAGTTTATTATAAGCAGTCTGATTAGGTTCAAAAACAATATCAACCCCACAGACACTCAGTTTAATTTGTTCCATAAATAACACGCTCTCTTAAATTAATTTCATCAACTAATTGATTATGACGCGCCGCACACTGGCCATATATTTCAAGGTAAACAGTCAGCAGTTCCGCTGCATCTTTACCTGTTGCCCCGTTCAGGCGCGGCAGCTGCGTGGCGCATCGTGTTTTCAGGTTTTCCTGATAACGCACGTTCGGTACCGGCGACGGCGCTGTTGTACATGCTGACAAACTCATCAGACAGGCACCTGTTAGTAAAAACCGGCTTAAGCACTTCCGTGCGGATCTCTCGCGGTTGCGCATTTCTTAGCGCCTCCAGTTTATCTTCCAGCTCCCTGGCGGAATCACTGGCAATGCCCTGCATAGCCTTTCGCGATTCATTACCCGCCACCTGCGCCGCCGTATTGATTGCCAGCTCCAGACTGTCGCGCCGCCAGTCAGCTGTCAGCCAGCCCCAGACAAACGCCAGCGCCACCACAACCAGCCACTGCGCGTGACTCATCAGCGCACCCCGTTATGTTCCAGGCTGAAATGATTACCATCCGGTCTGGATTTGAAGCGCCCACCCCAGCTTCCGCCCAGTGATTCCCAGTATTCACCCAGCGGCAGATAGTCCTCTGTACGGGTCTGGTACTGGCCATTCACAAACAGGTTAAAATCCACGGCCAGACGCTGGGTGTGCAGACTGTTCGAAATACCGCTGCCCTTCTTCGCGTTCAGCGCCGCCTGTTCCGGGGTGCGGTACGCTTCACCAAACGTCAGCCGGTAGCCGCGTTCTTCTGCCCAGTGGATCAGGTTGGCCACCATGACGGTAAACAGCTGCTGCTTTTCACTCAGGGTCATTTGTCACGCTCCCGTTCTTCTTTCCCGCTGCACGTCTGCGCAGCCACATTTCAACAGCCTGATAACCTGCAATACCCAGCGCTGCCCCCAGTCCCTGAATTGCCAGCGGGCTGGCCTCCGGGATTTGAATCAGCACCGCGCCAGCGATGACTGAAACAAAACTGCCCAGGATCACACGGCTGATAAACAGGCGCGGTGTAATGGGATCATCACTGGCCAGCACCTTCGCAACAGCAATGAGCGCCCCCATAATCAGCAGTGAATAAAGGCTCTTTTCATGTTCCTGCATTCCGGCTTCCTTATCCGATCAGGTTTTCCGTGGCTTCCGCTTCCAGATACGGCACACCGTTGATGTTCACGAACTTGGGACTGGTCACAAAATATTTGATTTTGTGCGTCGCCACACCGCCGCCCTTTGGATCGATATCCAGCAGATTACTCAGCTGGAGTTTGTTACCGAACGATTCCACTTTCATTTCTTCGCTGCCCGCTTTGGCATAGAAAAGAAAATCCAGCGGCGGAATACCACGCCACGAACCTGCGGCGCGGGCTTTAGCCGTCAGTACGCCCAGCACTTTGGAACTGACTTCAATTTCTCCCTCTGCGGCCACATCACCATCAACATGGCCATCCGGCACACCACGGGTCTGGGCGGCGGCGCTGTTATCCGTGATATCGAGTGTGATTTTCTCGATATGGATCAGATCGCCATCAAGATAGGTATCAAACGACATACCCGAAATACGTTTACTCATGCAGCGCCCTCCAGACTGGCATCCAGTAACAGACTGATGGTGATTTGCAGCGGAACTTCCCAGGTGCGTACCACCAGATAAATATCCACCGTCTTTTTGTTCTTCCAGACAATGGTCACGTCACCGTCCTGCGGCGGCTTCACTTCCCCCGGAAATGACACGCCATTGATACTGGCCGCTGTGGACATTTCACGCAGTGGACGTGCAAACAACGTCTGGTGTGCAGCGATGCTGCCCGGTGTGCTGTTCAGTGAGCGATCCGCAATTTTGCTGATAGCCAGCAGACGTACACGACGCGCCGCTTTATCGGCAACACGCAGGGTTTCAATAGACTGATAATCGCCGCCTTCCACATCCAGCGTTCGCCCGTCAGCCCAGTAAAAGCCGTCATAATCCGGGTACCACATCGGTACACTAAAACGCTGCGCTTCCAGTGCCTGAAGTGTGGCCAGCTCCAGTACTGCCCCAGTACCATCAACCGGCATTTCATCACTGCCCAGATTCAGCAGCGCCCCGGTTTTCACACGGGCGGGACTGTCTGCGATAGTCACGGCACGACTGCACAGACGGCCAGCCAGCACACCCGGCTCATTTCCCCACAGACGCGGGACCAGCTGCACCGCCTTCTCTGCAATCCCGTCCTGGATGGCAGACACACGGGTCAGGTAATCCGCCAGGGCTTCTTCTTCCTGCATTCCCTGCACGGCCAGGATGAACCACACCCAGCGCCCATATTTGGAAATCAGCGTGGATCGTAACGTCGCAGCCTGATTCACCTGGGCTTTGGCCGTCACATCACTGGACAGCACTACCCCTTCCACCGAACACACCACCTGTGCAGCCAGAACCGCTTTCACCCAGGCATCGTCCTCAGCATCTGCGGGCAGCACATGAATAAATGCCCACCAGTTCTGACCGGCGTTTGCCAGTGCCGCCAGAACATCGCTTTTCAGTGGGCTTTCCCCTTCTCCCAGAAGTGCATCAAAATCACTCTGGGCATTCACCGCCAGCGTTTTCCCCACATTTTTGGTACCCGTACCGATAAACAGCAGCGTGCGTTCCACTTCATTGGTTTCACCCAGCAGCTGGTTTACCTGGTTCACGGTCACGTTTGGCCAGGTCATGCTTTCCCCTTAATATCCTGCGCCTTAACATCCCAGCCAAAGCCGATGGCCTGAAGCTGACGCGCCAGCGCGTTATCAAATTCATCGTCACTCATGCCCAGAAATACACGGGCAGGAAGATCCACTGTCCAGCTGGTTTTCACCGCTTTACCGCTGAGTTTTCGAATCAGTAGCCCCGCCCGGCTGTATGGCATCGTTTGGGTTAACTCGCCCAGCGTGGGCTTTTTCCAGCGTTTACCGGTGCGTACCCGGTACCCCAGCGCCCGCAGTTTTTTGGCCTGGGCTGGCATGGCCATTTTTCCGGCCTCCACCTTCCGTGGCTGACTGCGACGGCTGACACTGACGCGCATCCCGTTTTGTTGCGCATATCCGACTGTCCCGGCCGGTAACGGCGTTTCCCCGTTCCGGTAGCCACCACCCTGCAAATAAATCCGTACCGCCTGAATTTCTGGCATTTCACGGATATGCAGCAGTTTTGGCAGGTTCCGCAGCATCTTCCCTTTGCGCTTCGTTTTACGCCCCGGCCACTTCTGGCCATCCGGTGCTTCCTGATTGCGAACGTGCCGTTTTGCGGCAGCAATCACGCCATATTTGGCCAGCCTCCAGATAAGACGCTGGCGCTTTTTGGGCGGCAGCTCCATGCTGGCCAGTGATTTACGCAACTCTGCCAGCTGTTTTTTATTCAGCTCACCACCGGCAATCATTCGTTACCGCCTACCGGCGCACCGGTTTCATCCACGCCATAAATATTGGCGGTGATCGCTATCCAGACTTCAGGGTTAACCAGCGACCAGCGTTTCCCCCGCCACGGGATCGCCCCGTTTTCGTCCTCCCTGATCACCAGTTCTTCCGCCATTGGTACCGTCAGCACAATGGTGGCGGTTTCCTCATCCTCCACTGACACATCCCAGTCCGGTTCAGCTTCAGTCAGGCCGACTTCATCCAGTAATTCCCTGTCAGCCTCATCCAGCCACGCGGCCAGCAGCGACATGAGCAACTGCGGCGGACACAGGCGATACGGGAAACGCTGCCAGCTGATTACCGCGTCATAGCGAATCACCGCCTGGCGGTACTGCCCCAGCCCGTAATCCTTCGCGGCGGGGATGAACTTCATTTCATCCAGCACACTGTCAAATGACTGCATGGCGCGCGGCGGCACGTTTTGCTGAAAAAATGCAGTCAGGCTCTCAAGCTGCGTCTGGCTCATACTTTTTTCACCGTTGCACGTTTAAGCCCCTTCATGCGGCGGATAACCACTGAAGCCTCAGCCAGTAACCCGGCGCGGGTTTCCATACTTTCCTGTCCCGGATGGGTTTCACGTCGCCCTACAGTGGCGAACTCCCCCAGCAGATCCGCTTTTGCCCTGGCAAATACCGCTTTCATGTACTGGGCACACAGACTGTTAAGCCCGCCCATTTTTACGCCCGGAACATCTGCTGCCAGCGTGTGGCCTTTTGCTTTCCAGCTGGCCTCCACGTTTTCCAGCTCGGCATTCACCTCCGCGACTGCGGCCAGCAGCGCCTGACTGATGGTGTCCGCGTCGATATCAGCTGGCAGTGACCGCTGCGCCTGAAAGTCCTTCAGATTCAGATCCGGCCAGAACCCGTTATTCGTCAGCGGCTCATCCTGATAATCCAGCGGTTTTCCGCTAAACATAATTCCCCCGAAAAAGGCGGACTGACCGGTTTCCACGGCACAGTGACACACGGAGTGTTCTGCCCTCCACCGCGTCCGCCTGGCTTGCGGTAGTCTTTACCCCTGCGTCAGTTTTCGGATACGGGCGGCAATCGTCTGCCGTGCCGTTCTGACGCCGATTTTTAAATAGTATTTTTCTGCGGTGGCCAGCAGTTGATCGGCTTTCTCCAGCGTTTCAATGTCGTCCACGCCCGCAGCCGTTGTCTGGCCATCTTCGCCGCGCAGCAGCTCCAGCCCGGCAAACTTGAACCACTTGGCCGTGACCTGTTCATGCAGCCGCCAGGTACTGGCGACACGCTCAAATGTGCGGGAAAAATACGGCTCAACACTTTCCCCGCGCCCGGATGTTTCCTGCGCCCAGGCCAGCATCGTATCGGCCACGAACGTGGGAAAATTACTGCGCAACCGATCCGGGGTTGCCTGCTGCTGGCTGATTGCAATGTCAGCCCAGTCCAGCGCCTTATCCAGATCGCCCACGTCAAACAGCCAGATAACACACCAGGCAAATACCGGGTTGGCGTACACCTGCCCGCTTTCCAGATACGCTTCCACAGTCGGTGTCCAGCGCGGCAGCAACACATCCCGTTTAAACTCAACGCGATCCGCGATTGTTGGCAGGTTACGGGCATGTTCCACATCCGTTTCCAGCGCCTTAATCAGCAAGTGCATGCTTTCCGTGGTTTCCAGTGCCTGGCTGCGTTTCAGCTTTTGTTCCATCGCAATACGCTGGCTGTGACGCTGCGCGGGAGAAAGTGCCATTTATCAGCCCTCTGCTGGTTCGGAAACCTTGCCGATGGTTACGGCAGATTCATCAATCGCCGCATACAGTTCCGGCACCTCAACCGCATACCCTTCATTGCGCAGGTATTTGTTTTCGAACTGTTTACGGTCTTCAACAAATTCCGCTTTACGCATACGGGTGTTGCGCTGGGTGTAGATATGCAGATTAGAAAGCGGCGTAACGACCATACGTTTACCCGGCATAAACGGCGGGATAACAGCAGGACGGCCAGCAATGGTACTGCCCAGCATCTGCGCCGCAATTTTCTCAGTCGGGCGGTCTGCGGCCTGATACAGCCGGTATTGTTCAGCCGCAACCAGATCGGCACCGACCAGAACCACCAGACGCGGGTCATTGCGGAACTGGGCAGGAATCTTGGCGTTAATCAGGTCAGAAGCCATTGCATCCAGTGATTTGTAATCCCCGGCTTCATCCAGCACGACCGGATCGGTCATAATCTGATTACCGCCCAGCAGCGTTTTCATACGCTCATGCCAGCCGATGTTGACATCTTCGCCGTTCGGGTTATCCGTTGGATTCGTCGTTTTGGCACGGCTCTTACCGTTAAAACCAATACGCAGCATATCCAGCGCAAAAGCCTGTGTGGTAAACGCCTGGACCAGGTTGTAAAACTCGTTTTCGTCCTTACCGGCATTGGCCCAGACCGAAAGCAGATCCCAGCGCAGTGCGGCGCAGCTGTCCGTTTCAACCAGTGAATAGTCATTGCCGTCCACGCCAACCTGACGAACAAAGCGGCCATTTTCACTGCGGCCGGTATGCAGCACGGAGGAACCGACAGAAATCACCTGGCCACTCAGCTGGTCCACATCCAGACAGGTGATCATGTTCAGGAACTCCACGGACTCCAGCAGCGCCAGACGCAGCGCATTTTCCTGCGGGTCATTCAGGGAGAAATAGCGACTGGTATCACGTGCACCAAACTGCTGCGCCATACCACTCGAATATTTATCCAGTAAATCCCGTGCACGATTATTAAGGTGCATAAAACTCCCTCGCGATTAAGCGATAATAAAAATGTTTTGTACTAATTAACGTCAGAACGTATTACAGGAAATTAAACTTACCCGCTTTTTCTGAAATCTTACGCCCCGGTGTACGGGTGGATTTATTACCCAGATCGTTAAAACGTTGAACGATATCTTTTGCATTATCACGAATAGCCGCAAATTCTTCGGTATCGACCACTTCCGCAATGGTATCCACATCACCCTGAACATCATTGAGCTGATTTTCAATTTTGGCCACACGCCCTTCCAGTTCATTTACCGCGTTGGCCAGCGCCTGTAACTTATCATCACCCTGCGCGGTATCATCAGGCGGCGTTTCATCTTCAAACTTCGGTTTAATACCAAACAATTTTTGCCAGTTCTTCATGCGTATGTCCTGTTTAATTTTTCCGTCACGGGAAATCACACAACTGTAATATCCCTGCTTAGATAATTTTTTGCGCCGACTACTAAAGCGCAGCCGTGTGGTGCCAACACTGGCGGGAGTATCTGTTACCGCCAGCCCCTTGAGGTATGTACGCCCACTACCGCGCCAGTTCTCATCCGGTTCAATCGAGAAGAACAGGAGCTGATCTTCATGGTTGGCGAAAATTAAACGCATATTCGGGCAAAGGCTGACGTAAAGCCGCGCCAGTCCGTCATCGCCATCATGCCAGGTGGCCTCCAGCACCTCCCCAAAATTACCGCAATCATTCTCGTGTTCAGGCCAGATCAAAGCGACATAGTGGTTATAGTCATAGGTTTCCCCCATATCGATAATCCACTGGCGTTTAATCTCTCTGCCGTCAACGGTATCCCCTTCGGTAGCAACACACAGCCAGTCAGTTTTTAAATGCGACATATCCCCCCTGATTTATTCACCGACGCTGCAAATCAATTATTGCCAAATAAAACCACCACCGCATCACGCTTTATTCTGAACAGTTCGGTTATCACGTATTACCGAACAGACGCGAATTAACACCACCGTTTTTTCATAACAGCCACGGCATAATTATCCGCATGGCTAAATACTCAGAAGAACTAAAAGGCGTTGTCCGCGCACTTTATTTGCGCCGCTATACGCCAAAAGAAATTGCATCAGAATTAAATCTGCCGAATGCGCGGATCGTTTACTACTGGGCTGAGAAATACAGCTGGGCGGATTTACTCAGCTTTGAAAGTACAGAGGAGGCAATTGAACGCCGCTACCAGCTGCTGGCCAGCCGCGATAATAAAACCGATCTCGACCTGAAAGAAATGGACATGCTGATTGCCCATGCGACAAAGCTGCGTGCTCAAAGCAATAAGCATAAAGAAAAAATGGCCAGCGGCCAGAGTAACAGTCAGGCAGCTGCGCGGGACAGCAACAGCGATGAACCGCGCCCCAAACGCAAAAACAGGAAAAACGATATTTCTTCTCTGACTCAGGCGGATTTTGACACCTGGGCGGAAGAACATCTTTTTGAATACCAGAAACACCTGCGCCGGAATATTGGCCAGCAGGTCAGGAACATCCTTAAAAGCCGCCAGATCGGTGCCACCTGGTACTTTGCATTTGAAGCCTTTGAAAACGCGGTCATGACAGGCGATCCGCAAATCTTCCTGTCTGCCTCCAAAGTCCAGGCGGAATACTTCCGGTCTTACATCGTCAACATTGCAGAACAGTATTTTGGCATCACGCTGACCGGCAACCCGATCCGCCTCAGCAACGGCGCTGAACTGCGTTTTCTCTCAACCAACAAAAACACGGCCCAGTCCTACAGTGGCCACCTGTACTGTGACGAATATTTCTGGGTGCCTAACTTCGCCAGGCTTAACGAAGTGGCCAGCGCAATGGCCACCCATGACAAATGGCGCACCACCTACTTTTCAACGCCATCGGCCAAAACGCACCAGGCCTACCCGTTCTGGACGGGTGAGGAATGGAAACAGGGCAGCAAAAAACGCGCGGCCGCTCAGTTCCCGTCTTTTGATGAAATGCGCAACGGCGGACGGCTTTGCCCGGATGGTCAGTGGCGCTATGTCATCACGATGGAGGATGCCATTGCGGGCGGCTTCAACCTGGCCAACATCGAGAAGCTGCGCAACCGCTACAACACCGCCACCTTCAACATGCTTTATATGTGCGTGTTCGTGGACAGCAAGGATTCTGTATTCAGTTTTTCAGACCTGGAAGCCTGCGGCGTGGAGGTGGACACCTGGCAGGATCACAACCCGGACGCTGCGCGGCCATTTGGTGACAGGCCGGTATGGGGAGGATTTGACCCTGCACGCAGCGGCGATTTGTCGTGTTTTGTGATTATTGCCCCGCCGATGTACGCCGCAGAGAAATTCCGCGTTCTGAAGGTCATTAACTGGAAGGGCATGAACTTCCGCTATCAGGCCAGGCAGATCGAACTCCTGTTTAAAAAATACAACTTCACCTATCTGGGAGTGGACGTTACCGGTATTGGCCAGGGTGTTTTTGACAACATCCAGCATTTTGCCATGCGCGTGGCCGTCGCCATTCGTTACGACATGAACACGAAAAATCAGCTGGTACTGAAAGCGGCGGACGTGGTGGAAAGCCAGCGTATCGAATGGGACAAAAACCTGAAAGAGATCCCGGCCAGCTTTATGGCTGTACGCCGCACCACCACGCAAAGCGGTAACGCCATGACATTTGTCGCTGACCGCAGCCAGGACACAGGCCACGCGGAGGCTTTCTGGGCGATTACCCACGCCCTGCATAACGAACCACTCAACTACGAAAATAAACCGAAATCCCGCTGGGGTGTAAGGAAAGAGGCTGCATGAGTAAAAAAAAACGCTTCGTTAAGCGCAACCCGCGCGGCGATAAGTCCAAAAAAATGAGCATCATCACATTCGGCAAACCGGAACCCGTCCTGACCACCGGCACGGATTACCGCGACATCTGGTACGACAATGCCGCCGATCACTTCACCCAGCCGATTGACCGGCTGGCACTGGCACAGCTTATCAATCTGAACGGTCAGCATGGCGGCATCATCCACGCCCGGAAAAATATGATTGTGTCTGATTATCTGGGCGGTGGCCTGACTTACGACCAACTGGAAGCCGCAGCGTTTGACTATACAACCTTCGGGGATATTGCGATTGGCAAAATCCGCAACGGATGGGGGGATGTGATTGCCCTGGAACCTTTACCCGGCCTGTATATTCGCCGCCGTAAAGTCAGGGACAACGCCACAGACCAGCCCGGCGATTATGTGGTATTGCAGGACGGGGAACCGCAGGTATGGCCACAGGAAGATATCATTTTTATCAAGATGTACGACCCGCAACAGCATATTTACGGGCTGCCCGACTATATCGGCGGTGTACATTCTGCATTGCTTAACAGCGAAGCCGTGATTTTTCGCCGCCGTTACTACCACAACGGCGCCCATACTGGCGGCATTCTCTACACGCGCGATCCCAGTATGACGGATGAAATGGAAGAAGAAATTGAACAGCAGCTGCGTGACAGCAAAGGTATCGGCAACTTCTCCACTATTCTGGTGAACATTCCAGGCGGGGATGGGGATGCGATCAAGTTTATTGAAATGGGGGATATCTCTGCAAAAGATGAATTTGCCAACATCAAAAACATCAGCGCACAGGACATTCTCAACGCACACCGCTTTCCGGCAGGGCTGGCCGGAATTGTTCCGCAGAACACAGCTGGCCTGGGGGATGTTGAAAAGGCGGAAAGGATTTACAAGAAAAGCGAGATAGCGCCTATTCAGCGTCGGTTTATGACTGCCGTGAACAACGATCCCGAAATACCGGAACGTCTGCACCTTCACTTTGATTTAAGTTACACAGAATCAACGGATAAGGATGCGGCATGAGGCGAAAAAGGCTAAAATCCAGGCATCATTTAACAGCTGGAGCATGGAATATGCGAGTTCTGAAAATCGAATGCCCGGAATGCGGCTCAAAGGCTGTTATTCGTAAAACAAACCGGAAGCACCGGCAGATTGCGGATATTTACTGCGCCTGTTCAGATGTGGAGTGTGGCCATACGTTTGTGATGAATCTGACGTTCTCCCACACTCTCAGCCCCAGCGCGAAAACGGGTGATGCAATGGTGCAGAAAATATTGAATGCACTGTCACCCGATCAGCGTCAAATGGCATTAGACCTACTGAAAGCGACTCCCGCCGCCTGATAAGCCCCCTTCCCGGGGGTTTTTACTTTCATATTCATCAAGTTTACTTTCCAGATCTGAAGTCAGCTCGCTTAGCCAGGCAAGTGCAATGTCCTTTTCACAGCCAGTGCAATTACTTTTGGCGATCAACCTGGTAAACAACGCAATCCGCTGCAATGCGATAGTTTCCATAAACAAATCCTGCACAAGCATCCTCCTAAAAACAGAATAACTGTATATTCATACAGTATACATTTAAGCACAAAATGTGAAAGTGATTTTTGCTGCTATTCGTTGACAAACAGTGATGTATCACAGACTTACGAGGCTACAACCACCCCGGCCACAGCTCGTGCATTGGCTCGTTTCGTGTCTCCTGTAACCTGCCATTACGGTAAATCAACGCCGCCTGGCCAAATCTCAAACCACTACCCCGCATGAGAATGGCTATTTCATCGTCAGAACCTTCAAAACCCCGGCTTCGCAATTCCAGTTTTAACCGTCTGCGGGTTCCACCCTCCGTACAGTTATTGACAGAACTCCAAGGGGCGGCGTTGCCGCCAGAAAAACCCGCCTCCGCTGGCGCTTCGGCCAACTTCGCGACCTTCTGCCACTTCACCAGACGCGTACATACCGCTGAATCTGGAACCAATGGAGAATAGACACCCTGAACGCGCTGCACGTCCTCTGCATATTCATTGCCCTGCTCTGTAATTTCATAAGCCAGACGAACAACCAGATCACGGCGGGCAACCAGTGCGCCACCCTGTGCCTGGGTGTATGCAGCCCAGTCCCCAACATCCGCAGCAGCCAGAACCGCATCCATTCTGCGGTCAGTCAGTACCTGATCACGCAACCGACGCAGCTCACGCCAGACTGTCACCGGCGCACCACCAATCTGCTGAAACTGGCGAATGCGCCAGCGTGAAGCCCATGCAGAAACGGATTTGGCCATATCCCGCAGATTTTCCCCTGTTTCATCATCCTGCTCACCATCCAGCGCAAATCCATCAATGTTTTTGGATATGTATTTGGCGATATAACCTGTAGCCGAACCTTTAGCGGGATCGATGGCTTCAACATGGAAACGTGCCTTTAGCGCGTTTGGCGTTTGCAGTTCTTCGGAGTCGGTAATTCTGGCTTGATAGCAAAGAATATCGCGCACGGTATCCACGTCACCAGGACGCATAAAAAGCAGCATATGCCAGTGCGGTGTCCCATCGTGGTGAGGCTCTACCACACGAAAACCAAAAACATGGATACCTGCGCGGGAAATAGCGGCGCGGGCTTTCGCCCATACGCCACATAAGTAGCGCTGGGTGTCCTGCGGGGTGCAGCCATCCCATTGTGAAACAAAGCCTCCTTTGCTGTGTACCGCATGGAATCGTGATGGCGCGGTGATGGTGTAAAACTCACCGGCCAGCCCTTCTTCATTGGCCATATCTTCAAACCCTCTCATTCTTACCATTAGCTCACAGCGACGGATCGCCGGATTAGCAACGCTGCGGTGCACCATACTGTCCAGTGCAATACGCAGCCCTTCATCATTCAGCAGGTCAAACTTTTTAAAGAACTCAAGGTTCCGCTTTTTCTGGTCTATCCATTCACCCAGGGTTTTACGTGACACATAAGCACTGGCGGCTTTCTGTACCTGCCCTACGGCAATGGCCATATGCTCACGCTGCATATCACGCGCCCGCTTAAGACGCAGATACCACCATTCAGGTGCCATCATGCGAAGAATCCCGGATTCAGCCTTACGCGTTTCCAGTTGTCCGCCATTGGCTTCATGTTCAGCCCAGTACGGCGGTTGATTGTTCAGCATCAGGGAGCACGTGCATAAATGGCCGTAAGACTCCAGCGTACGGCGGCGCAGCTCTGCGGCATCGTCAGTGCTGCCCACAAACTGATCGGTGAAGTCATAAAGTGACTGGGAGATCCAGCCAGATATCTGGCCAGCCAGTTTTTTGAGTTCCGGGCGGTCAAGTGACGGCAGTCGCTCCAGCGACTTACCGAAAGGAAGATCAAGTGCATCAGCGGCCAGCTTGTAACGTGCAGCCACTTTGCGCAGACGTGGCAATACATTCCCGCCGATAGTTTTGCGCAGGAATGTATTGGCACGGCGACGCCCGTCAAGACCAGCCAGCAGCTTTTCGTAACGGTTGCCAAAATACCCGGCTAACCAGTCGGGTATTTCATGCAGGTACTGGGAACGCCATTCATAATCCAGTGGGTTTACAGCCCACAAACGGCGTTCTGTGATCGTTGCATCTGAAGGAGTGCCAGGCGCAAAGGTTTCACGCCGCCAGGCATTGACGACGTGGTGTTGGCCAGGCTCCAGCATATCATCCACGGTTAACCCACTGCCGCCAGAAATCAATCAGGAAGGCCACAAGTACGGCTGCTACCAGCGGTAGCCAGAAAACCGCACTCAGAGTGATTAACCCTAAGTCCTCAGCATCGTGATCAAATTCATCCTTGCATTCGTCCCATAAGAGAAAAACGAAAGTGATACAGGCAAACAAGGCATAAATGCCGGTGATTATTTCCGCCATCATGCCACCACCGCCCTAACGCCGATCGCCGGGTTTGCAGGTGACTTAAGAATCAGCTCTGCGGCAACTTTCTGGCTTGCAGCTGCTGCACCCACACTGCGTGGGGCATTTACCCGCACAGCGTCAAATCCTGCATACAGGTAATGCACCATTTCCAGATCGCTGTTTGACGCGACAACCTTAATCCCACGCTCAGCCAGGCGGCGCAGCTTACGCGCCAGCCGCCCCTGATCCATGTGAGAAAAACCGCGCTCATGGTACGCGGTGAAATTGTCGGTATCAGTCAGGTAAGGCGGATCACAATAAACAACGTCATGCCCGTCCCTTACCAAATCAAGCGTTTCTGAATAGTGGGCAGTAATGAACGTTGCACGTTTCGCTTTTTCTGCAAAAGCGCGGATTTCATCAGCAGGAAAGTAGGTTTTTTTGTACTTACCAAACGGAACATTGAACTGGCCACGGCGATTGTATCGGCACAGGCCATTGAAGCAGTGACGGTTCAGATAAAGAAAACGCGCCGCAGCTTCCACAGATTCAGAACCAAAGGATTTGCCGGAGTGGTTGAAGGCATCACGTACCGCGTAATAGAAAATTGCCCGGTTTTCTTCATCACCTAATGAACCGGCAGAAAATAAAGCCTCCAGCTCAATGAGCAATGCATCAGTGTGATAAGCCATCGTCTTATACAGATTAACAAGGTCAGGATTCACATCAGCTATCAGATACTCGTCATAATCCGTATTCATCATGACAGCACAGGAACCGGCAAAAGGTTCTATCAGGCGCTTACCCTCCGGCAGATGGGGAAGCAACTGCGGCATAAGGCGGGCTTTGCTGCCCACCCACTTAAGCGGAGTTTTTACTGCCATGCTGCACCGCCCTTACTGCAAATCGCTGCGGCTTCTTCGCGGATTAACTCAATGACTTCAGTTGCGCTTAAACCTTCATTGGCTGCATGGGTGGCCAGCTTATCCAGACGGGTGGAACACAGATCAGCAGCAGCGGCTTTACCTTCCTGTGTGGCTTTGGTGAGCATGGCCAGAAGGTCAGTACCTGATTTCGTTGCGGGTAAATCCTGACGTGTCATGTGCATTTTGGTTTCCTTAAGGCAAAAGAATCCCCGGCCACCTAAGCTGTGACCAAAAAATTCAGGTTGTTAATTAGTGAAAAGCGGGTTGTACAGCGACGGCGGAATGGTTCGGTGCTGGAATAAGGTGCAGCTCGTACGTTGTCCGCCACCACTCCTGGATCAGTGCTTTAATTTCGCCAACACCCAGCGCACCGGCCGTATAGAAAATGGCGCGGATTCCAGCCAGCGCTTCAATCTGTGCTTCTTTGCTTTCGGCCTCGCGGTACACGCAGCACCAGAAAGCGGCATTGACTGCCAGCCAGTGACGCGGATTAGTCATGTGCTCAGTGTCATTAAAGAAGAATGGATGCAACGCAATGCGACCATTTTTACTGGTGCTTTTCTCTGCAAATGCCAAAGCGTAGTTATGCGGGACTCCCCACACAGCCAACTCTGCCCCCAACGATTTACCCTCGACGGAAATAATGGTCATTAGTGATTCCCCTGTTGCTGCAACTTTTGGACGATATGAGGCGCGATTACCATCTGCACCCCGCTACTGCTATAAATTGGATGTACCTTCTTGATCGGACGGTTCGCGGTGCGCTTCGAAAAATCGCTGTCACGTAAACTGCCGAAACCATCAAACGTTAACCGCGCCCGTGAAATGCCCTGGCGCAGCACAATCATGTCCCGATAGCCCAGGCGTTCATAAAGCTCACGCCAGCAGCACTTGCTTAAGTGGGCTTTAAATGCCCTGGCGCCAGAAGTAACCGCAGCGGCATGAAGCACCACGCCGCGCCACTCCGGTGTCAGGTTGTCCCACCATTCAGCGGCCTCGCTGCTTTCACTGAAGTATTTGCGGCGGATCTGTTTTAAATGTTCCAGTCCGCGCTTTTGTTGTTCCTGGCTAATCGCCATAGCGCCCCCCTATACACCCAACCAGGCGACGGACTTTTGTAGGCAAGAAACGTAAAACCACCTCGCCTTTCATTCGAACAGACTCATGCGCATTGAATTTATACGTGTGGCCAGGATTCCAGCGCTGACCGTTCGGCAGTTCTATCCAGCCCGTTGAACCGCTTGGTCGTTGCATGGCTGGTGATTCTTTTTTCAGGTAAGTAACAAACGCTTTCATGGTGCTCCCTCATATCAAGCCTGTGGCGTTAGCCGTCACCAGATCCACCGCTGCGGCCAGAACAGGCGCAGACTGGATACGGCTTTCAACGGTATAAGCCAGCACGGATAAGCTACGGATTGCATCGCGAGCGCGATCCAGAATTTGTGTACGGCGGGCGGCGGTCATATGACCAGTTGATACGGCTTCCCCAGCAATTGCGCCCACACTGGCTGTGGCACTCAGTGCACACAACTGCATGTTGCCTTCTGTAGCATTGTTCACCGGTACGGATGGAAGGCAGTTAATCTGCCCCAGCATTCCATCCAGTAAACGCGCATCTTCGGTGTAATCCGTAATAGCTAAAAGCTCGTCACAGGTTAAACGGTGCGGCTGTGCTGGATTCAATTTGTTGCGCAGAATCTGCGGCCTCATGCCAACGGCAGCGGCCACATCTTCCAGATTGTGTTCAATTGCAAATGCTCGGCAAGCCGCATCAAAGTGAGCATGTTTAGAAGTTTGATAGTCAAACATAGCCAACGCCTCCAAAAGTTCTCAAAATCGAACTAACTAATGATTACGTTGCTGTTAGAAAGTGCATCTATTGTCATGGCTGCGATGTTAATCATCACTTTTTCACGCTTTTTATCTTTGCGTAGTCGATGCCTTATGAGCCGTCCATCGGCCAACATGTCGTTGATAGTCTCCACCGACAAACCAGTAAGTTCACTATAGCGTTCAATAGTTACATGTGGAGTTGTAATTGCGATTGAAATGTGTTGATTCATAATGCATGATTCCATGTTGATCTGCTTGTGGTGAGCAAGGATTAATAGTGTTAACAAGCGAAGATTCCGAAAGCGAACTTTCGATGTGATGTTATGATCGCTTTTGGAATCTGTCAAGAACGATTAGATTCCAAGGGGAAGCAATGGATTTCAACAGTGGTGGGCGAAAAGTTATCGAGAGATTGGTTGAAGCATATGGTTTCACCACACGGCAGGCGCTAGCCGATCACTTGGGTGTATCGAAAAGCACCCTTGCCACTAGATACATGAGAGATATTTTCCCATCAGATTGGGTAATTACATGCGCTTTACAAACAGGAGCATCACTGACCTGGCTAGTTAACGGTAATGGTCCTGTTTTTGATATAGAAAGGCAGGACATTCTAAGATTGCATAAGCAAAAAATAGTTGATGGAAATCTATATGATGCCGGAACTGTTTTTTTTGATAAAACAATACTACCTAAAAATATTGTCAGCCCCATTGTTATCGAAGAAAATAACAACATATTCATTGCTGATTCATTTTTTGAAGATATTACCGATGGCAAGTGGCTTCTGAGTATTGATGAAAAATTTAGTATAAGAAATGTATCGCGTATACCTAATAACTCAGTTAGGGTGACTAAGGATGATATTTCCTTTGACTGCCCTATAAAAGATCTGAATTTCAAAGCGAACATAAAAAAATCATTCATCTAAACAGGACGTAGGGTATGACACCTGAAATGTACTCACTCATAGACACGGCATTAAAATTTTCTCTATGGCCAATTCTTTGTATTGTCATCGCAGTAGTTTATCATAAGCAATTAAAATCACTCATTAATAAATTAATCTCTGCAAAAAAATTAAAAATGAATGCGGGCCCGCTCACTTTTGAAACTGATGAAAATCAATCCATATCGAATGATGATAACCTAGACGAAACAGGAAATTTAGATACCCCACCTTCAACTGATATACAAGAAAGAAAGGACACTCACTGGTTTTTACCTGTAGAGTCGTTATTGGAAGAAAATAAAGTTAAAGAAGCAAAAAATGTTTTCCTTGAGTTCATAAGGGAGAATAATAATGTTGATTATTATAAAGAACATTCTTTCTTCTCTTACATTTTATTCGAAAAAACACAAGATGAGAATGTTCTTTCAGAATTATTACTTGAAATCAAACAATCAAATAATTCAAACGCCAAGCTAGAATACATT